TGCTCTGCGCTCATAGTACCACCCATGGCCGAGTAAGTGTCATAATCACAGTACAGCATAGACGTCTCCTCACGCGTGTTTCTTGATCTGAAGGACTTTCTTTTTGGTGACGGCGTGGGCGTAGATTTTGCGGCCCTGTACGGCAGATGCCCCGATATACTTGCCGGAGCCGGACAGATCCTGCAGATGAACGTTGACGCCCCACTCGTTTACGCGGGTACACCAATCAGGATGCCCGGCAATGAAATCCGTGGTTTCAGAAAGGGTGGTGTCCTCGAAGACATTGAAGCCTGCAATGCGCCCCTGCGCACCCGTCTGGACTACCGCGTCGCCCAGCTGAGTAGCCCTGACAAACTCGGGACTTTTCAGAATCAACGCATAGGTCTCGGGAGACACAAGCAGCCAGCGGCGGTTGTCATTGGGAATATGTGCCTTGCTCATGGCAGTGCGCACATCCACGATTGTGCCATAGATGGTTTCGGGGGAAAGGGCAGAGGTATCACCGAATGTGGTTGCCTGAGCCTCCAGAACGGTCGTGGCATCCTTTTCGATTTGCAGCGCCATGCTGTATGCCGCAGAATCGAGCCGGTCAGCAACCAGGTTATCGGGGACGGCTGCAGCGTCAAAACCGTCAATGATCTCATTCACGGCCTTGTCCTTGTCAACGGTGACATCAATGTACGAGGTATCGCCATGGGTAGCGCCGGCGCCGTCGGTTTTGCTGTAATCCGCCACGGCTACTTCGGTGTCCCGAACAGGGACCTTTACCTTGCCAGCCTTGGGATTGCCTTCGTAACGGTTATTGAAAATTACACCGTCCTTTTTCACCAGCGTCGCGCGCAGCTTCGCGTCCACCAGTTTAGAATAACGGTCCTGAAGTTCGTGTGCCATTGTTCAAATCTCCTTTTACAGTTTGAGGTCAGGATTGAGAGCGGCGAAGGCCGCAGTTACGCCGTCAGACGGTTCGGCACTGCCGCCTTGTCCGTGTTCCGCGCCGGTATCGACGTGTACGCCGGTGCCGTCATCCTGTTTTGTGGTGTCGGCTTCGAAAAGCCACGGGTCGGATTTTTTCAGAGCTTCCAGCTGGTCGTCAAATCCCAGCAGCTTGTTGCCGTCCAGCTTTACAGCGTCCAAATCAAGCAAAGCGCGTGCGGCTTTGCCGTTTTTCGCCTTGCTGTTGGCGAGCGCGATGTCGATGGCGCTGGCCTTGCGCACGGCCGCGATATCGGTGTCGTATTTGGTCTGTAGCGTGCTCAGCTGAGTTTTAAGGCCCTCTACATCCTGGCCGTCAAATTTCTTTGCGGCCTCCTGCAACCCCTTGATCGTGTCATTCGCGGTCTTCAGCTCATCGTTTTTGCTGTTGAAATCAGCACGGGCCACAAACCCCTTGCCGATCTCGGCGCTGATCTGCTTGTCGATGTCCTCGGTGTAGTGGTCGCCGAGGATGGTTTTCAACCACTCCAGCATAAAAAACTCCTTTCAACCCGCCATCCTTTTTGTCCGGCCAGTCCCGGTATGTGCGGGGCGCGTATTGTATCCCCAGCGCAAGGGGTAATTATGGAACCCTCTCCGGCCTCATGCGGCCGGTCAGGGCATAACAAAAGGCCCGCCCCGGAGGGTGGACCTTGTGCTATTGAATTTGGGCATGAAAAAACCACCGCCTCGTGGGTGGTGGTTTAGTCGATAATTTCTTCAAACTGCTGTGGATGGAAAAGATAGTCCCCGAGCATATCCGTCTCGATTCGATACCAGCCTTTTTCAACGGCAATGACAGTATATGCCTTTCCGTGTGTAAGAACCATGTTGTCTGTTACGCCAATATATCTTACTTTCATTCGTCCAACCACCTCTTGATGAGGAATTTTATTTTCTTTCCGCTTGGAAGCTGAAACCAATGAACTTCGGCTTCTCGCTCATCGAGCATAAATTCGTCGTCTTGTAGCGTGGCAAAACCTTTAACGTGTTGCCAATCAGTGGGAGAACCGCCAAACTCCTCAGCAAGCCCCTCGCGTACGGCTTCACGAAGCGGAGTGCTTACGCCTTTCCCCGCAAAGATTTCTACGTTCTGAAAATGTGTACCTTCAACTAAATGATATGTAATTCCACTCGCTTTGTCAAGAATATCGTAATTTTTTCGTTTAGCTCCTACGCTAGAAGGAACTCCAAACGACGGGAGGCTCCTTCGCTCAGGAAGTGTAGCCTTGCTCGCCTGGCTCCGTCCAAACCCGTTCACGCTTTCCCGCCCGCTGTCTGTACGGCCGCCTGTGGCCTGCACAAAGGCTTTCAGCTTCCGGCGGGCTTGCTTCAGCTGCACAGCGGCCTGCGTAGCGTCTACGCCTGCCGCACTTTCAGCCAGGTATTTTCTCTTGGCTGCCCGCACCCGGCGCTCAAGCGCCCGTTGTTGCTGGTTGATCTCGTACCGGGTGTACATTTTGCCGTTGTACCCGATATTCCGTGCATTCAATTCAGCCAGACGCTCCGGCGTATAATTGGGCACTGAAATGCCCGGCCAGAATGGGTGGAAGTTGTGCCTGCAGTTCCAGCCGCACAACCCTTCGCCCGTGCCGTAGCCGGTGGCGTCTTCAAAGCTCTCGTAGCGTTCCCCGTTGTATTCAACAGTGCTGCCGCGATGATATACTTTGCCTTGCCACCAGGCGTGGTCACGAGGGCCGCGGCTACCATCACTGCGCGCGCCGCTGTGTGCGCTCACTTCCACAAATTCGCAGCCCATTTCGTCAGCCCGGGCTATTTGCAGCTTGCATGCTGTCTGGTTTACACCCGTAAGCACTGCCCGCCGCACAGCCACCTCCAGTGTGTCCCTGTGGCCTGTCGGGTACGTGATATATTTCATATCCTGCGACAGTCCATCCACTGCGCGTTTTATGGCTGTCTTGTAATCAAATGCCCCGGAAGACACCTGCAGCCATGCGCGGTCGAGTGCATTTTCAAACTGTCGTGTGACCGTATTCGCTGTCGTGCGGGTAAAGTTTTGCCACGTCCCCCGTGTCTGCCGATATCCGGCGTTCAGCAAGTTGAGCAGTGCGGGTGAGGTGTTTACGTTTGGTGGGTCAAGCCCCATGGCCTGGTAAAGTGCATCGTCGCTGGCCAGCGTCCGTGTTCCGGCCTCCTGCAGCAGGCGTCGGATTTCCGTATCGCTTTTGCCGCTGTATTTTGCCAGCAAGCGGACAATATCAGTGCGCAGCGCCCGGGTTTGCTCCAGTCTCCACAGCTGCCAGGCGGCTGTTTCCGTTACAGTATCCATCTTTCCAACGCGTCTGGCTATATCGCGCAGAATGTCGTCTTCCACGCGCTGCCACAAGGATACCAGGGTATCCGGTAACGTGTCCAGATATTCCGGTGTGAGCATCAGCCGTCACCGCCAAAGCCCAGCGTTTCGCTGCCGTCGGTTTCGTTTGCTGCCTCCTTCACGGCCCGTTTGGCGTCGTCCTCACTCATCCCGCGCCATTCCATGTTATACACGTATTTGGGCACAAAACCGTTCAGGGCATCGTCCTTATCGCGCTGGCGGCGCGTCTCCGCATCGGAGATATAGCTGTCGTCGAAATTTATGGTAACCGCCGCATTCTCATCGATCGGAGCGCCGGTAAGTACCTTTCCGACCCACAGCATGGCCCGCAGGATCTGCAGTAACGCCGCCTCGATTTTTATCTGATGCCGGTTTGCATGCTGCACCATATCCTGTCGGTCTCCGGTGTACTGTGTTGCAGTGGCGATATTCCCGGCGTTGAACTGGTAGTGGTGTGTCCCAAGGCCGACCTTGAAGCTGAAATAATCCAAAGCGTCCTGCACCGCCTGGCTGTTCGCTTCCGTGCGCAGGTCCGGGTTGTATTCGTGCCAAGCCGGTTCTGCCTCAGGGTCCGAGCCCGGCGCATGTACAAAAAGCTGCTGCCGTATATCGTCCGGCGGCAAATAATGCACGTTTCCGTCGCCGTCAATAATGCTTTTCAGCAGATTTTTGTTGTAGAATACTTTTTTCCCGCCGAGATAAATGTCGCGGCAGTAATTGTCAAAAGCAAGATCGCAGTGCTTAGCCTGGTCAAGCGCTTCCGAAAAAACGCTCATGCCCAGCCCCGGGCCGAGTGGGATGTTTTTTACGATGTTGGGTGAAAAGATGGAAAACCACGGAACATCGCTCCCGGTGGAAAAGCTCTTTACCATGCCTGCAGGCAGCGGCGCCGGCTTGTATTCGGCGTTTTCGCTGTCCTCGTTTTCACTGGTGAAATATTCGTTCGTGATGGTATACTGCTGCACTCCGTTTTTCATTGTCAGCTTGTGCGTCTGTAAGTAAATACAGCTTTTCCCGCCAACGATCACCTCGGAAGCAAATGCCGTGTCAATGATTTTTCCGTGGCGTATTGTCAAAGGCAAAATGCACTCAGCTGGGAGGTAATCCATGCAGATGCGCGCTTCTTTCGAGTTCTGCGCGATGCCGCCAATTACGGCAAGGTTTTCAACGCCCAGCACAAAAGCTCCGGTACCGCTGCGGAATGCAAGCTCCACCAGCGTATTGGCATTGTGCCAGAAGTCGAGGCGGCCAAGCTCTCCGCCGGTCTGTTGTGCATTGTCTCCGAGCAGCCATTCTGCTGATTGCTTGTCATCCACGGTCACGGTGGTTTTGTCGTTCAGGAGCAGGCTGGCCCAGTCTTCACACGCCCGCTTAGGCATACGCAGACGGTACATGTCACGCGTATGGATATTCCCATCCAGCCCGGATTCTTTTATGCAGTGGAACGGCG